TTTTGGGGCTGCTTAGTATATCTCTTAACGTAATGCTTAGTATAGATATATATATCTTAGTAGAGCCATAGGGCTCCACTTGGACAAAACCTTTATATAGGGAGGGGACGTTGAATGTTAAGTGAAGAATATGAAAACATCAACTGCAATAGCACAAGTATGTGACGAAATCAAATCTTTGCTTCTAGAAAAGAATGCAAAGTATGGCGACAGTGCGCTCAACCCCAAGCGTATTTTCAGCTCATCAGGCTCTACAGAGCAGATTCTAGTACGAATCGATGATAAGTTGAGCCGAATAGCAACAACAAAGCAATTGGGGGGGCCTGATGAAGATACCTTAAGTGATTTAATTGGCTATCTTGTCTTACTCAAAGTGGCAGCCCGAAAAAATCCAAATAGTATTGAGATAAATTTAGAAGGGGTGACCTGTTGAGCCAAGTTATTACAGGAAGAGACGTTGGAGACGAACATATAGAGAAGCGTTTTTTCATTGAGATAGGCACTTGTGACTTTGATACATTAGAGAATCTGGCTCAACAAGGCTGGAAAGGTATCTTTGTAGAGCCTATAGAAGAATATTTAGATAAATTAGAGCGATTTGATGGATGTATTTATGAAAATTGTGCAGTTTTAGACACAATAGACACTATGCCTATACAGTTTTACGACCCTAATTGGGCAGAAGGTTGGAAAAAGGGTGTAGGTTCACTAGATTTAGGCCATAATAACTTTATCGCTAACCCACAATTTGAAGAACATGTGGTATCAAGAGAGGTTTCCGTGGTTACACTAGACTATTTGATTAAAAAACACAACGTAACACGAATAGATTACCTAAAGATAGACATAGAAGGATGGGACTATAAGATTTTAGATGATTATTCTTGGGATATCAAACCCAAAAAGCTTGTGGTAGAGCATAAACATTGGGAAAATAGGCAAGTAAGTGTGAATATATACCTTACTTTGTTGGAAACCATGGGATATGAGTGTTCTATGGACAAAGAAAACATAACAGCGGTGCTAAATGAGTGAAGTAGTAGAGAAATGGGAACCCTCTTTCATGAGGTTGAGTCCTAGTAAGATAAATACGTACTACAAATGTCCTCGTGAGTTCTATTACAAGTACATTGCAAAAATTCCAGAGAAGAAAACTATACATTTATTCCGCGGAACATTAGTGCATGCAGTGTTAGAAGACCTTTTTAAGTACAAATTTAAGAATTTTTCAGCGTGGGAGAAGGGAGACCCAGCAGTATGGATGGAAGAACAGTTCCAAGAAAGGTGGGCTAAGGATATAGACTCTAAATTTTGGCTATCCGAACTACATACAGCAGAAGAAATGGCTGCTATGAAACTAGAAACACAAGCTTTATTGCAAAATTTTGTAGGTTCTGTCAATAAAAAGCTAAATGAGATGGTTGAGTGGAAGATTTACAAGTCAAAATATCAAGCATGGAACTCTGTAGCCCCAAAATATGCCGAAAAATGGGTAAAATCCAACGACTACGCTGTAATTGGGATAGTGGATGCTGTCTGTAATGATTTTGATGGTGGAACCACATTGCTTGATTATAAGACTTCTAAACGTTATGGGCCATATTTGCCTGAAGATTACTACAGACAGCTAATCATTTACGCATTTTTATACACATTAGAGATGGGAGAGATGCCAAATTTCGTCGGAGTGAACTATTTACGCTTTGATGACACCTTTTTTGTCAAAGTCAATCAAGGAGTTCTGGAT